TTTTAACAACTCTTACATCTATCGGATGAGCACCACTTAAATTAATTCTGTAATCTCTGTTATAAGCATCTGCTGTTCTACCTTTGATAGTATCGCTAACTTTAGTTACAAAACCGCCTCCATTGTTTTGAATTTGAATTTGTAGAGTAATTTTAGAACCAACTACATCTCCATCATCTTTTTGTTCTTGTAAGGCAGGAACAGTGACAGTTACTCTTACTGCGTCTAAATCAGTATTGTTTGTTAGCTGTCTTGTTACAGCATTGGCATTGCCTTGTTTAACCTCTACTCCAACACCAAAATTGGAAGCACTGCCTCGTACTCCACTCATTTTGCTTTGGTTTCCTGTACCAAAACGAACATCAAAACCTACATTTTTGTGATTAAATTGAGAAATTGATGGATTAGCTGAGTTTGCATTGGCTTGCAATATAGGTGTGTTGTCTAGGAAAACATCTTTTTTTGCAGCATTGAGATATGCAGTTGTACCTTTAGTTCTTCCCTCTTTTGAAGCAGTCGCAAAACCCTCTATCTCTCCTTCAGAAATTAAGTCAATAAAAGTGGCAAATTGTTTACTATGTAAATTATCTTTAGCAATAGTTGGTGGTTCGCCACCTCCACCTTTACTTCCACCACCACCACCAGAACCAGCAATACTTGGCCCTAATCCTGCATTATGGACACGAATCGTATTGGCTATAAAAGTATGATGACCTTCAACAGTTAGGTTATAGACAGTATGCGTTCCAATAGGTTTACGATCAATAATCGGTCTTAAGTGACCAAACTCATCAATTAAACAATCGTCAGTTCCTAACGTGTCTATACCAACAAACGCATTGAATTGATTTAATACCCAATGATTTGGTGTTGCATCTAAAGTTTTACCACCCCAAATCGTGTATTTAACAACTGGTTCGTTTTCATGTTCATGTACTTTTAAAACTTTGGCATGATAAATAGTACCTTTGTCATCAAAACTGCAAACAATATCTCCGACACTAATTTCTTTTATTAACTTTGTGCCATTTGGTATAGATACAGGAGTATCACCAGTAAAACAACCTCCACCACCTGATCCTGCAATGTACTTATTTGTATCGGTCATGCCTGTACCGCAACTGTGTCTACATCTCCACTTATAACAACTGATCCTGTAAATATCTCACCATAAACAATCGGAACTGGAGTACCAGCCCTTGCTGTATTCTGTGTTCCAGAAAAACTAAATGATATTTGGGGATTATCCTCGAATGTAGGTTGTTGAGTTGGATATAGCATTTCACTAACACCTGAAAGAACTAAACCAGCACCTATAGCACTTAAACCTGTACCAATGGCTGTACCAATATTTGCTCCAGCAACACCAGCACCTAGTAATCCCTTGGTTCCAAATAATCCTGCACCTGGGAAGAAGAATGACGCACCAATTAGAAATGCTCCTGTAAGAAATCGGCCAAAGCCACCTCCTGCTCCAGATATTACTGGAACGATATGAATATCCTGTTGCCCTATCGGATAATTTATTTCATCTTTATTAATCTCATAATTACCAATCCTTACTTGATAAAGTTTGGGATTCATGTAAGCCTCAACCCCTGGAAAATTATTTACTAAAAAACTGATAGCTTGAGGTAAATTATGCACCTTTATCTCAAATTCTTTATGGCCTATAAATTTAGCCAATTCTCCATATAGCTTTAGTTTACGCAACATAACGATACCGCCCTCCTGTACATTTTAATAACCAAGGTGAGTATGGCTCTCTACAAGATAGTCTATCTGCTAAATGATGTAAAACATCTCCATCTAGGAAAATAGCCACATGATTTAATCCTTGACCAAATATACTCATTGCTAAAACATCTCCATTTATTAATTCTTCATCTGGAGTTAATAATCTAAAACCTCTACTTGGTAAGTATCTTTCAAATACTGGATCTGCTAAAAAATCTTCTACTTTTGCTGGTCTTTCATAGTCTAATAATTCAATATTTTTTTCTTCTTTGTACCAATCAATAACTAATGACCAACAATCTGTGATGCCCCATACCCATTCTCTTCCTAATAAAGGAGCTTTATAGCCACTTGGTTCACAGTAACCCCATTGTTCTGTTTTTGGATTAACAATATGCCAAGGAAGATTAGAATTTTCACAGCTAATTAAATCTGCTTGGCTAGGAGTTGGAGGTGTAATAGGATGACTATGAATTATAGCTGTTATCTCACCAATAGAATCAGCTTGTACATAATCAACTGGATCAAGGACAAAGCATTGATATGAGGTCATAGAAAGATTATTGCAGGGATAATATCTTTCTTTACCTTTTACGTTCAGCAAAAGACCAACAGATTCTTTTGGATCTTCAACTTTTGCGTGACTGAGAGCAGCTTCTTTCCAATCAATCATTGTACAAACGTACCAATAGAAGGAAATAGTTCTTTAGTGCAAACTCTTAGTGGAATCCTTATATTTGCTAAGTCAAAAGAAGCAGCAAGTTCAAACTGTACAACTGCTCTGTTTTCTGCTGATTTTCGATCAATTTTATAAATTTCTTGAGGATATTCTGCTGTAGGATCTGGTGTTCCATAAGGATTTGACTGACTTGTAGAAGTTACACTTGTTTGCTGCTGGATTGTATTTGGATTGTTCATCGTAATTGTATTTCCCATCCCATTACCGTGAACTGTACAGTAATATCTCAAATCATTTGGAGCAGTTGGATATGCTGGTTGATAAGTTACTGTCGCATCTGTCCCAAGCGTTCCAGCGTTAATTGTTGTTTGTTGCCCTCCAGCGTCAGATTTTATTCGCAAAGGATGTCCAACATTAGAACTATCAGATTGATTGAAGATGTAAGTTGACCCACGTTTCATAGTGAGAACAGGGTTAGTAACACCATTAATAGCAAAGTAATTAATACCAGCAACATTTACTACTGTGACAGTATATGTGACAGTTTCTACGTCAGATGGATCTGCAATAGTAGAAGTTACTGTGCTTGTCGTAGCGACAGGATCGAAATTAGCTGAATCTAAAAATCTTGCTAAAGTAGTTCTTCTTTTGACTATCGCTCCAGTAAGATCATTTCCTGGGGTTACTGTATTTACGTTCAATAAAATAGCTGTAATAATATTGGTAACATTGCTAAAAGTCAGTGTGGGTCTGGGTAGTTGACCTCTGCTATATTTAAAACCTTCAGCTTCTAATGGTAATGCAACATAAGTATTACCAGCCCAAATAATATTGCCATTGTTTACTTCATTCGTACCAGCATGAAACCTATAAGTAGTTGCTGATCCATGTAAGGCTGCATCTGTTGTCAGTTCAAATAATTCAATAAGTGACCCAGGGTTTATTGCTTGGGTTTCAGATACAGGATTTGCCATTAGGGTTCAAATACTTGTGTAAATGTTGCATTTATTCTATTTCTATTAAATTCAAATATTTCTTTAGTAAAGGAAGGACATATCCATTTAAATGTGGTGGATGAATCTGGAGGCGACCAATCAAAAGAAGCTCCATCAACTTTTCTTGCTTCTAAAAATGTTTCAATCTCACTTGCATCTTCATCATCAATATTAAATGTCAAACTCCATTGCTTTGCTTTTTGATTTATACCAAAAGTAAATCTTTGTTGGTAGCCGTCACCAAATTGAACTGTTCTTGTATTAGTAATATCAGTTTTACTTGCGGAAAAAACAGGGTTGTAATCAGGAAAAGTAGCCATTATCTTAATAAACCTCCTGGTCTTCTTTGTTTCAATAATTCCG